ATATAAACAATCTTCAGCTTGCACACTGGACGTGCAACAGGCAGAAGAGTGACAAGTTGATAAAGCGGAGAGACAAAGAAAAGGATGAAGTTATAAGCAACAGAGTGTTGCCGCACACGTTTGATTGGAAAAATATAAGACGCAGTAAATAGGAAATAAGGGGGCATACCACCCCTATACACGGGCATGGATGTACTTCACGCCGTCACTGTGAAAAAAAACACACGCTAAAAGAAAGGAAGCTAATATGGCAGATTACAGAGGGGTAAATTATTTACGAAGACGTTTACAGATAAAGAGCGAACGAGTGAAAATGCGTTACAAATACTATGAAATGAAGAACAGGGTGAAGGATTTTCAGATATCGACACCGCCAGAATTGAGAAACGTACAGTCGGTTCTCGGATGGTGCGGGAAAGCAGTGGATAACCTTGCAGACAGGATTGTATTCAGAGAATTCACAAATGATAATTTTGACATCGGAGAAATTTTTTTGATGAACAACCCAGATACATTTTTTGACAGCGCCGTACTGTCAGCGCTTATTTCTTCATGCTGTTTTGTTTATATATCAGTAGACAAAACAGGATTTCCGAAATTGCAAGTAATAGACGGCGCGAATGCAACGGGGATCATAGACGATAGCACAGGTCTGTTGGTGGAAGGTTACGCCGTACTCGAACGAGATAAAAACAAAAACCCGAAAACAGAAGCATATTTTACAAAAGGCGACACATGGATATACAGAAAAGGAGACGAGACGCCGGAGAGAATTAAAAACAACGTACCACACCCGCTTCTTGTCCCGATCGTATTCCGGCCGGATGCGGTAAGACCGTTTGGTCATAGCAGGATCAGTCGAGCGTGCATGGATATTGTCAACAGTGCAATGAGGACGGTAAAACGATCAGAAATTGCGGCAGAGTTTTACTCGTTTCCGCAAAAATATGTAGTTGGAACTGACCCTGATCTAGAACCGATTAACAAATGGAAGGCTACAATGTCGAGCTTGTTGGAATTTACGAAAGGCGAGGGCGGCGACAAACCGCAGCTAGGGCAATTTGCGCAGCAAAGCATGTCACCTCACAACGATCAGCTAAAAATGTTTGCCGGATTATTTGCCGGAGAGACAGGTCTAACGCTGGACGATCTAGGGTTTGTAACAGACAATCCAAGCAGTGCGGAAGCAATCAAGGCAAGTCACGAAAATCTTAGACTAATCGCAAGAAAAGCGCAGAGGACGTTTGGCACAGGTTTTTTAAACGCGGGATACATCGCGGCGTGCTTGAGGGATAACTACCCGTACGAGCGGAGGCAGTTTTATTTAACAAAACCAAAATGGGAGCCGGTCTTTGAACCGGACGCGGCCGCATTGAGTAGTTATGGAGACGGAGCTATAAAAATCAATCAGGCAATCCCGGGATATATTACACAAGATAAAATGAAAGATTTCACGGGGATATAAGAGGGGATAAATGAAAGATATCGCACCGGAATTACTGGAAAAAATAAAAAAAGATTTTGAAAAGAAATTAAAAAAAAGCGAGACGATCAAAGCGTTTCGAGAAAAGGTTAAGAAAAAAACAGCGACATATAAAGATGCGAATGATTTTGCGATCGAAACAGGGGAACTACTAGCGGATGCGTTTCAAAGCAATTTATCAAAAGAAATATTACCGGATGGCAAAATGTATTACAATATCGCTGACAGGGTAATAAGGGAACGACTGGAACATAATTATGATATTACAGCAGAGGCAGCAGTAGAAGTTCAAAAGATATTAAACGAAAAAGCAGGAATCGGAATCAAAGCCATAAAACCGGAAATGAACGAAGATAGGGTTCGAGGAATTATTAACATCGTATCAGGAGGAAAATACGAGGATGTCGCGTACATACTAGGAGAAGCGGTCGTAAACTTTACGCAATCTGTAATAGATGCAGCGGTAAAAGAAAATGCAGATTTTCACTTAAAAGCAGGGTTAAGACCGAAAATCAGAAGAACATCAACAGGAAAATGCTGCGAATGGTGCAACAGGCTTACAGGGGTATATGATTACGAAGCTGTATCGGACACCGGAAACGATGTGTTCAGGCGGCACAAGCATTGTAGGTGTACCGTAGAGTATGACGCTGGAGACGGAAAAGTAACAAATGTACACACAAAGAAAACGACAGACAAGAAAGATGTAAACAGAAGAATAGAGAATACGAAAGAGTGGTCTAACAAGCAAAAAAGTGATAAGATAAAAGAAACGCCAAAGGAAAAAGAAAAAAGGATCAAAGAGGAAAACGGACTCGATCTTGCTTCAAGAATATCAGGACACCCCAAAATGTTAAGCGCGTATACACCGAGAGGTTTATACTACGCACTGAAAGAATCGGGATATGAGATAAAACCTTTAAAAGGGAAAAATTACAGAGATATTCCATTTGAAGAGGGCGGAGGATACAGGGTAAACTTCGGGGGAGATGGATTATTAATGTATCACCCAGGAGAAAGAAGTCATCACGGAGGTGAATACTATAAAATTTCTACAGGAGAAGGAGGTGTGAAAAGATATGATATCAACGGAAAAGAAAAAGAAGATTGACGAAAGATGCAAGGCGTTAGAAAAAGAATTTGAAAGAAGATACAAGAAAGAAACAGAAGTGCGAGGGAAAAAGTGCTTTGCTGTAAGAGAGGACGAGTTTTTTATTGTATCGGGGCTGAGTTGGGCAAACGCGATCGTATTAGAACACGCATTCTCAAAAACAGAAGTGGAAAAAAACATGTTTGAGGATGGAAAGCTGTTCTACATGGAAGAAATGAATGAAAAAGAAATGTTTGAAAAAATGATAGAAGAGATCGAAGGGTGAGGCGAAATGGCAAAAGACGATTATTTTGTAATTGTATACAAGATACTATCGTACTTGTATGTAAAATTGAAATCGGGGGAAGATGTAAATCCAAACATGATTACTCACGACAATCAACTACTGCAGATCAACCGGAAATACTGGGATTATATCATGAGAAATTTAATTGAAGACAGATATATAACATGCGAAACAGAAAAAGTGTGGGGCAAAGAATTGATTTATGATTTAAAAACGGCAGAGATCACACCGGAAGGGATTGCGTATGTGTGCAACAACTCCTTGATAGAGAAAGCGAAAGAATTTTTGAAAGACATAAAAGAAATAACTCCATTTATTTAAGCGCGCGAAAAGCGCGTTTTTTAATGCAATTTAAAAAATATCCCTTCAGGCAATGGGGTGATATTGCCCATGAAAGATATAGTTAAAAGACAGGAGGAAAGTTATGACGGAAACGAGACTGGGACGTCAGACGCCTACTCAATCCGTAACGATTCCTTACTCAAAAACACGAGGACAAGAAGCTGCGGAACTGTACGCGAAGACGGGGAACGAGCTGCTTGAATGGCAACAGTTGCTACAATGCGACATTATGGCCGTAAACGATGATGGTTTATGGATGCATCAGAAATATGGCTATTCAGTGCCGAGACGAAACGGAAAGTCGGAAAATGTGTTGGCGCGCTGCCTATGGGGACTGAAAAACGGCGAAAGAATTCTATACACGGCACACAGAGCAACAACATCACACGCAGTGTGGGAGCGGCTGGATCGAATGTGCGAAAAAGCAGGAATCAAGATATCATCATCATTTAAGGCGTTCGGAAAAGAACACTTATACACAAGTGATGGAGGTGTGGTGGAATTCCGAACAAGAACATCATCGGGCGGACTTGGCGAAGGGTACGACGTGTTAATTATAGATGAGGCACAAGAATACACGGAAGCACAGGAGACGTCACTGAAATATATTGTATCAGACAGCGAGAACCCACAAACAATCATGCTTGGAACGCCGCCGACGGCGGTATCGGCCGGAACAGTTTTTACAAAATATAGGGAGACAGTACTTGCCGGCCGGGGATTTGACTCTGGATGGGCGGAATGGTCGGTTGAAAACTTGACATCCGCGAACGATGTTGAGGCGTGGTACGAAACAAACCCGTCGTTAGGAACAATACTGACAGAAAGGAAGATCCGGGCAGAAATTACAACGGATGATATAGATTTTAACATCCAAAGACTGGGACTGTGGTTAAAATATAATCAAAAATCGGCGATTAGTAAAACAGAGTGGGAATCACTGGCGATCGCATCAAAACCAAAATTAAAAGGAGAACTTTTTGTTGGGGTTAAATATGGACATGACGGACAGCATGTTGCGATGTCGGTAGCATCAAAAACGAATGAAGGAAAAATTTTCGTTGAGGCACTCGACTGCAGAACAATCCGCGAAGGGAACGACTGGATACTATCATACATTGCGGAAATGAAACCCAAAACGGTAGTTGTAGACGGAGCGAACGGGCAGCATATACTCGAAAAAGACATGAAAGATGCAAAAATGAAAGCACCAACCCTGCCAACTGTAAAAGAAATTATAGGAGCAAACGCGACTTTTGAACAAGGACTGTTTAAAGGAAATATCTGTCATTCCGACCAAGCATCGTTAACACAGTCTGTAAGCAACAGCGAAAAAAGGGCGATAGGATCAAACGGAGGATTCGGATACAGATCATTAAAAGAAGGGGTTGAAATCGCGCTGCTTGACAGTGTGATCCTTGCATACTGGAAATGCACAGAAACAAAGGAACGAAAAAAACAGATAGCAAGATATTAAAAAGACGCTGGAAACAGCACTTTTTTAATATACAAAAATACCAAAACCACCGGGTTAAGCGGGGAAAGGAGAACAAAAAATGAGTGATTTTGAAGCTATTGAAACGCGAGAACAGTTCGAGGAGGCTGTGAAAGATCGGCTGGAACAGGAAAGAGAAACGGTAAGAAGGGAATTTAGCGGATGCTTATCACCAGAAGCTGTGGAAGAGAAGTACAAAGAGTACTTATCACCGAAAGAAGCAGAAGAGAAGTACAAAGGGTATTTATCCCCGGAAGATGCGGCGAACAAAGACGCCACGATCGCAAAGTACGAAAAAGAATCGAAAAGGGTAAAAGTGGCAATGGAAAACGGAATTCCCTACGAACTTGCAGGGAAGTTGTCAGGGGAAACAGAAGACGAAATGAAGAAAGACGCGGAAGCTTTTTCTAAATTTTTGAAGGGAAAAACCACATACCCGAACTTTACACGAGACACAGACAATAAAGACGACTCGATCAGAGAAGCAACGAAAAAAATGTTAAACAATTTGAAAGGAGAATAAGAACATGGCAACAGGAAGAGAAAATTTATTTGACGCGGTACTTGTAAAAGATCTAATGAACAAAGTGAAGGGAAAATCATCTTTAGCGGTTTTGTCGGGACAGACGCCGATCCCATTCAACGGACTGAAAGAATTTATTTTTTCAATGGACAATGAGATCGATATTGTAGCAGAAAACGGGAAAAAGTCAGAGGGCGGCATTACTGTAGATCCGGTAAAAATCGTGCCAATCAAATTTGAGTACGGAGCGAGAGTTTCAGACGAATTTTTGTACGCGACAGAAGAAGAACAGCTTGATATTTTAACAGCGTTTAACAATGGTTTTGCGGCAAAAGTAGCGAAAGGTTTTGATCTGGCAGCGTTTCACGGCATTAACCCACGGACAGGCGGAGCATCAACAGTTGTAGGCACGAATCACTTTGACGGTAAAGTAACACAAAAAGTCAAATATACAAAAGGAACGCCGGATACAAATTTAGATGCGGCGATTGCAATGGTGCAGGGATCGGACGGAGACGTTACAGGGATAGCGCTGTCAAATGCATTCGGGGCAGACATGGCAACGGTAAAGGAAAACGGAGTCAGACAGTACCCAGAATTTAGGTTTGGAGCATCGCCGGAATCTCTCGGAGGAATGAAAACAAGTGTAAACAAGACTGTATACAACGACACTGTGAAAGATCACGCAATCGTGGGCGATTTTTCCAACGCTTTCAAGTGGGGGTTCTCGAAAGAAATTCCTTTGGAGATCATCAAATATGGCGATCCGGACAACACGGGAAAAGATTTAAAAGGTTACAACCAGGTTTACATCCGCGCAGAAGTCTATCTCGGATGGGGAATTCTTGTGCCGGAATATTTCGCAAGGGTGGTAGACGAAGTTTGATATACAGAAACAAACGAACAGGGAATGTGATCGAAACACAGTGCGAACTGAAGGGTGGAGACTGGGAGGCAGAAAAGCCGCCCAGATCCACCACTAAAAAGAGAAAGACGGTGAAAAAAGATGAATAATTTTGCCAAGATCGAAGATGTTGAAAAACTGTGGAGATCGCTGACAGAAGACGAAAAAGAGCGCGCAAAAAACTTACTGCCAATAGTAGAGGATAGCTTGAGAATGGAAGCCGATAAGGTGGGGAAAAACCTTGATCGTATGATAGAAGAAAAATCATATTTAGAAAATGTTGCAAAGTCTGTAGTTGTAGATGTGATAGCGCGCACGCTTATGACGTCAACAGACGCAGAGCCGATGACGCAACGGTCAGAATCGGCACTGGGTTATTCTGTTTCTGGGACATACCTAGTACCGGGAGGCGGATTATTTATTAAAAAAAGCGAGTTGGCAAGGCTCGGACTGAAACGACAAAGAATAGGGGTGATTGATCTGTATGGCGATGATAAAAGGGATCACAGTGACACTTTATGAAAAGGA